TAAATGGATATCCAAGGTTCCACATGACCAATGAATATCTTACTCCTTTCGTTACTGGTTTAACTCTATGCCATACAAATGAAGGAAATACAATAATAGATCCTTTTGGCAAAATTTCTTTTGCTTGCCTTAAATGTTTAGCTTCTTCTCTCATATGAGGATCATAGTTTCTAAAATCAAACTCTAATTCACCCCCTTCATATTCGGACCCATCAGTTAATTGACAAGTCATCGAAAGCTTTCTTATTTTACCATGTTCAGGATTATTAGCATCTTTTCTGTCATAAGGTTTATCCCAAGAATCACAGTGCCAATCATAATATTGATTGAGTTTATATTTTGTAAACTGACAAGGCTCTGATCTATCCCAATCAAAATTCCAACTAGCTGCTCTATTAGCTTCATGAATGTATGGATGTAATTCTTTATAGATCCATGGATCATTGAACCATACTAAATCAGAGTTTCTTTTTCTTTTCATATCTTTTATTTCTTGTTTAGAAAGTTCTCTATCTCCATAACCACCAGTTCTTGCCATAGTTTCTGCTTTTGATAAACCATATTTAATTATGTCGTCACATAATTTTGGTGGTATAGCTGATGTAAAATACCAATAATAATTAGATATATTCATAAGTTATTGTTTGAACAAAATTCAAACTATCTTTCTGTCTGTTGTTTAGATAATACATACTTGTTGATGGAAACATAATGAACATGTTATCTTTTAATTCTATGTTCCAACTTCTTCCTTTTCTTCTATTATCATCATAAAAGATTCTAACAAAACATTTATTAGTTTTAACACCATAGAGTAATGTATAATCAGGTGAGTTTCGTAAATCGACTGGATCAATATTGAGTAAAGGAATTGTCTGTTGATTGGGTTTATACATATCACCCCAAGTTCTTTTATTCACAAGTTGAAAATCATATTCTAAATTTACATGTTCTCTTATGTAAGTATTCAACATGTCCCAAGTTCTTGAAAATGGAAACTCTGAATCAGTAAATGTAGATTGTAAAATGTCGCCTGATAATTTATCTCGGTCTATCTCAAAACCTTTCGGCATTGAAACATCGCCAAAATATAAAGCTTGCTCTGTTAAAACTTTCTTTTGCATACCACCACCAAATATATATATATATTATGCTATACTATTTGTCAAATCCCAGGCTTGAGTTTCTTCATTCCAGTTGTAACCCCATCTGTGAGTATTAGCTTCGTTTTGTGAAGTTTGTTCTGCAGTTAAAGCAGGTGCATCACCGATTGGTGATTTCCAAGATGCAGTTGCAATATGTTTTACCCATGAAGCGTATGGTTTTTTAGGCCAGAAGATTTGATTATCTTCATCCCAAGTATAACCTATACCTGCATAGTTTCCTCTAAATGGAATTCCACCGTTTCTATGTTGTCCACCTACTGTATTGTAAGAAGTTTGAATCCACATTTGTGCAGGCCAATTATTATGTTGTTCTAAATATTGTTGACCTACTGTTTCGTCTTCTACTCCATCAGCATTTAACATATCAGAGTTATTCAATGTTAATACTTGAATAACTTTTCCGTTTGCTCCTAGTTTTGCAAAATGTGCCATAATATTTCTTCTTATATATTAATTTTAAATTTTAATAAACACATAATTATTATTGATATTTATATCTAATAATAACAATACCTGATCCACCACTTCCGCCTTGTGGATTTCCTGGAGGTTGAGCTCCTCCTCCACCGCCACCACCAGTATTAACAGTTCCTGGAGATGCTAGTGGACCTACACCAGCGCCTGCTCCACCACCTCCTGATCCACCTGCACCAGGGGAATTAGAAAGAAATACTCCACCTCCGCCACCACCAGCTCTCGTAACAGGAGATCCATTAATAGAAGTTGTTACACCTCCTCCTCCTGGACCTGCATTAGAAGGATAACCATTTGATGAACTAGGAGTACCAGCACCTCCAGCACCTCCTCCGCCACCACCAGCAAATTGTCCTGTATTGACAGGACCTGGACTATTTGAACCACCAGGTTGTCCTTGAGGTGGACTTACAGGTGGTGTATTACCTGAACCGCCTGCAGATTGGTGGGTTCCACCTGAACCTGAGCCGCCATTTTTTAGAGAAGCGCAAGGTTGATCTGCACCTCCTCCTGCTGATGTAATTGTTGAAAAAATTGAATTGCTTCCTATTGTTGCTGTAGTTCCACAATTATTGCCACCACCGCCTCCAGCTCCAACTGTAATTGGGTAACTTGTAACTGAAATAGGTAAACCAGAACATGAAGCAGTTAAAGGAGAAGCAGTATAAGTACCATTATCTGTACCTTGTTTACCTTCTCTAAAACCACCTGCTCCGCCACCGCCGCCAATTGCTGCACCTCCACCGCCACCACCAGCGACTACCATATAATTAACTGTTGAAGGACCTCCTCCACAAATAGTAGGTCCATTACCTACTGCAGATACACTAAAAGTACCAGGACTAGTAAATGTGTGTATTTTATAATCTCCACAACAAGTAATTGTTCCACCTGTTGCCGTTGTAAAACCAGGAGGAATTTCACCTGTTGTATCACTATCTGATCCTAGAACTGATTTCCAACCTCTTGTACTATCTACATATACTAATGAAACTGCAATACCTTTTGTATTTAAAACTGCATTTTCATTAAGACCATTAATTTTGTCTGTTCCGTTTGGAGTGATTGTTAGGTTATTAGTTTGAAAAGTTGATGCATAATCTGAAATACCTACAATGTCACCTGCTGATCCTGCAGGTAAAGTTAAAGTTATTGCTCCACTTGTCGTATTAACAAAATATCCATTACCACTTACAGCAGTAAAATTAGCAGTCTTTGCTGTAGTGTCCCAAGTAACCGCTCCAATATTTTGAAAAACTCCTTGGTCTAACATTGTAGTTCCGCACGATACTACTCCCATTATGAATCTCCTCCTATCTTAGATAAATTAATTTTAAATTTTTCTCCAGATATATTATTTATCATAAATATATCATCTTTTCCTTCTTGTAAAGTCCAATTTCCTTTAGTTCCGTCCACAATATTTCCTTCATTTTTAGCCTGATTAGATAAATGTAAATCTCCAGTATATAAATTTTGCCATACTGCAGCTTGAGATCCTAAATCATAAGTATCATTAGTACCTGGTATAATATTACCTGTTATAGTAACTTCTCCAGTTATAGTAGCATTTCCAGTTATAGTAGCATTTCCAGTTATAGTAGCATTTCCACTACTTGTAAAACTTGTTACATTTACATCTCCAATGTTTGCTAAAGCATTATACATTGTAGTTCCATCAGTATAAACTAATGTTCTAGTATTTTGTTTAATTTCAACACCAGTTCCTCCAGTAGGAGCAAAATTTAAAGTATATGAACCTGAAGTATTATTAAATACTGTATAATTATTTTCTACAGCATCTGTAAATACATAAATATTTGCAGTTAATGCACCTGTAAATTCTAATACTGCATTATGTACTTGATCATCTGTTGTAGAATCATCTGTATTAGTTGTAGAATTATTTGATGTTAAAGTAACATTAGAACTTCCTGAAACATCAATTGATTGATAGCCTTTTATAGATGAATCAATTCTATTAAAAACATAATTAACTAAATCACCCCAAGAACCAGAGTTTTCTCCAGCAGCTTGACGTTCTAATTTTAATCTCGATGTATAACTTGATGGCATAATTTAATAATATATAATTGTTCTCATTTGTCTAGTGTATATTACTCCATGTTTCTGTAACATTTCCTGTAATTGGATCCCAAAATTTAAGTGTTGCAGCATTTACATTAATTTGAATACCGTTAGCAGTAATAGTTCCATTTCCTGTCATTGTAATATTACCAATATTAGCATTTAATTCTTGTCCAGTTATTAGAGCTCCAGCTCCTTCTCCTACAGTAATTGTATTTGACACAATATTAGCCAGTTCACCTGTAATGATCATAGAAGCTGATCCTGAAATAATAGTATCTCCGATATTTGCTAATAGTTCTTGACCAGTTATAGTTACTCCAGAACCTTCTGCAATAGAAATTGTATTTGATACTATATTCGCTAATTCACCAGATATAATAATATTAGATCCTGCTTGAGTAGTAATTGTATTAACAGAAGATGTTACTTCTTCTCCTGTAAGAATCCCTGTAGTTGCAGAAGCTGATATAGTTTCTTCTCCTTGAGATGTAGTTAATTCTTGACCTTGAATATTTAAAAAACTAGCAAGTCCTACTGTAATATTTCCTAGATTAACATCTAAAGCAATTTCAGGACCTGTTTGAATTGTAATATTTCCATCAGCATCTATTACAATATTTCCTAAAGTTGTAGTTAATTGTTGACCTGAAATATTTATAAGTACATCAGGAGATGCTACTTCTGAAAAAGCAGATTCAGCAAAAGAGGTAAAAGCTCCAAAAGCCATTATACCTCCTCTAGTTTAAACTTATATCTTTTACCTGATTTATTATTAAGTAGATAAAGGTCTTCGGTACCCTCTTGAATAGTCCAATTACCTTTAGTGCCATCAACTGCATTACCTTCATCTTTTGCTTCATTAGATAAATGTAAGTCTCCTGTGTATATATTTCTCCAAACATTTCCTGATGCACCTAAGTCGTAAGTATCATTAGTACCAGGTACAACATTTCCAGTAACAGTTAAAGCAGAACCATCAAATGTCATGTTTGCTTCTGCATTCATACCATCAGTACCAGTTGCAGTAACAACTCTATTGTTAGAGCCATTAGTCATGAAGTCTGATACATCAACAGAAATTGCATCTGCAGCTACATCGATACCTGTTCCTGCTCCAACTGCTAGTGATCCAGAAGTTGTAATTGATCCTGTAAGACCATTACCTCCTAATACAGAAGTAACTGTACCTGTATTTGTAGTAAATCCAGAATCGTTATTAAATCCTGAGATATTAATATTTGCTTTTGTTAATTTTTTCTCAGCTCCAACAGAATCTACGACTACGAAGAAGTCTCCATCGCCATCTGCTGTAGAAGTTGTTAATAAGTCTAAATCTATTCTAGCAATAGGAACCGTTCCACTTGCTAAATCTGATGCGTCTAAGTTTGTTAAGTTTGCACCACTGATTGCAGGTAATGTCGCTGGAAATCTTGCGTCAGGTACTGTGCCTGAAGATAAATTAGAAGCATTTAAAGAAGACCCATCAATGAATCCACTGTCATTATTAAATCCTGAAATAGCTATATTTCCTTTTGTTAATTTCTTTTGAGC